ACGACATGACGCTGGTTGAGTATTACGTCGTTACACGCATGACTAAGGCCAGCGTCTGGCTTCGTCCTATTGAGTGCAAGGTGTTTAATGACGACGGTCGTGGCGAAGGCCGCGCACTGCCTAACACTGGCTGGCAAGCGCCTGACAGCGCGGTGTTCCGTAAAAAGATTCAGCATTACGAATCTGGCAAGCAGTACGTTTCCGACAGCATCAAGTATTTCTGCATCTGGGACGGTAAGCCTCAGTACTACAACAGTTGGGACTGATTTCAAGCATGGACTATCACAACATGCGCCTCAACTGGTTCGAGGCTTTTGAGCGTCATCTAGACAACCTCGAAGAGCGCAACAGCCCTTTAAGTCTTGACAAAGATTTTGGACCTAAATGGGAGTTGCAAGCATTTTTAGGTCAAGAACTGCAATGGGCTGATCCTGCTTACGACGAAGACGAGCTGCAAACCTTGAAAAATGTTGCTACTGAAGCTGGGTTTACTTACACAGTTGAAGAGGTAACGTAAACCTCGTCGGGGAGCCTGATGCCTGTATTCCCCATGCAGGCTGAAAGCCATACAACACCTGCTGAGCTGCGCGGGGAAAGCAAGGCACGTAGTAGTCGTGATCCATACCCCGACAACAACTTTCACACCAATGGACAGTCACTACACCAAGCAGCAACATTTGAATAACCTCAAAGCCTTTGAAGACTATGAGCGACGCCTCAGAGCCTTATATGCCAAATCCAAGGATCCGCGCCCTAGGCAACGGCTCTGTCCAGATCTCGATCGGTGATATATCTGCAACAGTAAAATCTCACCTCCTCATAAAACCTAAACTCAGACAATTACGGTTATTCTGGAAACTGAATCCAGATAATTGGTCCAAATGATTGCTGCAGAGAAAGTCGTCCAGCGTAATCCAGATACACTCATCCCTTACGAAAATAATCCTAGGCAACACTCGGAAGCACAGATCGATCGACTTGTACGCTCAATCAAAGAATTTGGCTTCACTAATCCTGTTCTGATCGACGACGATCTGAATGTCATCGCTGGTCACGGGCGTCTTATGGCTGCAGGTGTTATGGGGCTTAAAACAGTTCCGACCATCACGCTTGGTCATCTCAACGACGAGCAGCGCCGCGCTTACGTTATTGCTGATAATCAGCTTGCTCTCAACAGCACCTGGGATGACGACATCCTGCAGAAAGAGCTTGAAGCACTTGGTGATCTTGGTTTTGACCTGACTCTTCTCGGTTGGGGTGATGACATCCCGTCTTTCGCAGAAGAACCTGACTATTCCGCTCTAGATGACCTAGACGATCCGACGAACGATCTTGCTGATGGCGTCATGAAGGCAATTCAAATTGAGTTTCGTCCTGAGGATTATGAAGAGGCCAAGGCACTTGTCGATGCTGCTCGTAAACGCGGTGACTACGTCGGCATGAAACTGATCGAGGCTCTCGCAGCATGAAGCTCGTCCAAGGAACGATCAGCGGCATTCGCTTCTATCACCGACCAGGCTTCAGCGATCTCAAAACTTTCGAGGAAGTCATTGGTCGTAAGACTTACCTCAAGCGCGGCCTAAAGATCGGCGCAGGTGAAAGATGGATGGACTGTGGCGGCAATGTCGGCGCTTTCGCGTTGCTCGCATGCAAGCTCGGTGCAGACGTGACTGTCTACGAGCCTGATCCGTACAACGTCGACATGATCAAGCGCAATCTGCGCCTTAACCGATTCAAGGCGACCGTTAAGCAAGCTGCGCTCGTTCACGACGACCGCAAGAGCGTCACTCTCTACATCGGCAACAACAGTCAAGTGTGGCGTAACTCGATCGTTCGCAAGTGGAACGACAAAGGACTCAAAGTACCTTGCCTGAACTTCGACGAAGAGGCTAAGAGCTTCGACGCTTGCAAAATGGACATCGAAGGCGCCGAGATGCCCATCCTCGAAAACACGTCCGCAAATTTCAAAAAACTGGTCTACGAATGGTCGTTTGATATCGACCCATCCCTAACTCGTCTGTGGTCTGTCATCGACAAGCAGAAACGTGACTATCGCATCGAGGCTGCTTGGAACAGCATCTGCTACAACGACCATCGTGAAACGGTTTGGCAGCAGAGCTGGTTCCCTGCTTGCACCAATGTTTTCTGCTTCAGCAAATGACACTGCCGATCGTCACGCTTACGCCGAACGACAGCGGTCTCAAGATCGGCGATGCTGTTCCGCTCATCGAGCCGAACGTGCATGACAGCTGCATCCTTGCTGATCGCGATGGCACGCAAGTCGGCCTCTTCCTTACCGAGCTGCCTAAAGATTTGCTGAACCTCGTGAACATCGCAGACACAGAGCTGCGCACTAAGCGCGTGCCTAAATCGGACATGCGCCGCTCTTCTGGCCTTCATGATCAGTCAGCAGAGGTCAAGCAATACAGCGCAATCCTTGGCTCTTGTCCGCCTAAACCGCACATGCGTCGGCCTTATCCGTCGCGATCATCGGTTCATGGCGTAACTAGCGCTAAGACGTTCTGTCGTGCAATGAGCGCTGCTGGCCTCAAAGCCTTCGAGGTATTACGCGCAAATGCACCGCAAGTAGTCGAAGGCCATCTCAAAGCCATTAAAACTCGCGTGCCAGAAAAGTGGTCTTTCAGTAATCACTTCACCTCGACCATCAGCAACTGCAACATCGCAGCAGCCGTTCATCAGGATCACGCCAACGTCAAAGGAGCTGTCAACATCATCATCACTAAACGCCGCAACAGCACTGGCGGTAACTTGCACGTCCCTGAGTTTGGAGCAACCTTCGATCAGGTCGACGGTTCGATGCTTGTCTATCCCGCATACCGCAATCGACATGGCGTCACACCAATTATCCCGACGCATCAAGGTGGTTATCGCAATAGCCACGTTTGGTATGCCTTGGATTCTTTCGCTTCCCTAGGATGAGGTCATGGCTAACAAGCGTTGTACGCAAGTAGAGAAAAAGTTCCGTATCGCCAGAATCACTCGCATGATGGCGAACGGCGCTACGCGTCAAGACTTAGTTCAATATGGCGCTCAGGAATGGGGGCTAGGTAAGCGCAGAGTCGACGAGATGATCGCTGAGGCGCGTAAAGAGCTTGAAGAGGATTACAACCTTGATCGTCAAGCATTTACCGCTTTACTGCTGTCACAGCTGTCTGTGATTCAAAAGAAAGCTATGGAGCAGTCAAACCTGCAAGCCGCTCTCGGCTGTATCAACACTGCCGCAAAGCTGGCCAAGATCTACGACTGATGGGAATCCTGTCTGCGATTCCGTCAGGCAATATCTTGCATCGCATCGGCGAAGGCAATGATCAAATCGACTTGCAACAAGTTTTAAGCCGTGTGCAAAAAGACCTGCATCCTGGCCAGCTGGATTTTGTGTCTGATGAAACTACAGAAATAATTGGCCTGTCGGCTGGTTATGGAGCGGGCAAGACGCGAGCGTTAGCTGCAAAAGCCTTGCATTTAGCAGCCGCAAACCAAGGTTTTATCGGTTGTGTAATGGAGCCGACAGGGCCGTTGATAAGAGACATCTGGCAACATGATTTCGAGCAGTTTTTAGAGCAATACGAGATTCCGTACACATTCCGTGCCTCTCCGCTGCCTGAATATGTCTTGCACTTACCTAATGGAGATACAAAAATTTTGTGTCGCAGTTTTGAAAATTGGTCACGAATTATCGGCTTAAATTTGTCATTTGTTCTTGCAGATGAAATTGATACAGTCAGTCCAAGTGTTTGTTCACGCGCTTTTCCAAAAATTTTGGGTCGTTTGCGTTCTGGCAACGTCAGACAGTTTGCAGCAGCGTCTACGCCTGAGGGCTTTCGATGGATGTGGCAAACGTTTGGCTCAGATGATGCATCAAAGCACTCTGACCGCAGATTGATTAGAATGAGAACGGCAGACAATCCCCATCTGCCTCAAGACTTTATCGAAAGGCTGCAAGCCAACTACGATCCAAGCCTGTTACAGGCTTACCTAGAAGGCCAATTTTGCAACCTTACAACTGGTCAGGTTTATGACCGTTTTGACAGAGCAAAGCACGTAACAACCGATATTCCAGATGTCA